GAGATTGAAAGAGCAAAGAGAGGTCTCATGTTCTATGATGAACTTTCACTCAAAACGCTCCAAAAACTCCCCGCGTTTGAGAAAAAGATTTACGATGACTACAAGGAAGAGTGTCACGGGAAATGGACCTCAAATGTGGAAGATGCCGAGAAGAAGGTCCGTGAGTCTGAGAAAAAGATGGATAGCTTAGAGTTGGCGTGTATAGAGAGAGAATATGTATTGGGGGATAACAATGTTGAGCGCGAGTGGCGTGATTACTGGAGCATTGATAGGAAGGTGTTCACGACTGGTCGAACAATTCTTTAGATAAATAGCACCTAAGTTTGTAACAATGTATGTATTTTTCATCTAAAAGTCAACAACCAACAACCAACAATGAACACGGTCATCATTCCTCAACTGTGCAACCTAACACCGATGTGGGTCTTCGACCCCCCTATTTTTTTGACCGGTAAACGTGCGGGTGCGATCGAACTCGTCAAAGAATACATGAAAAACCAAGATGAACGCATGAAGCTCTTGAAATTATACGCACCGTTGCCGGAACCGATTCATAATGAGCACGATGATCTCTCTTACAAGATGATTAAGGCGGGTATTTTCGAATGTAGCCGCCAATGTACGGAATGTTTTTGGGAATTCCTCGGTGAATGAAAAATAGTAAAAAAAATATAAAACGTTATTACATATGAACAGTTATTTCAAAAAGGGAACAAATCTCGAGATTATATATTTCAAGGAAGATGATACTATCATCAAACAGATAATGGATGACAATGTTGTTATTTATGAACAAAGATTGATTGAGTCACGGTTATCTGAATTTACATATGACAAGATGTTCTACAATGAGTTATATGAACATGAAACGAATATTGCCAGTGGGTTTCTAGAGAGAAGAAATGGAAATGGTAAATGTGTAATTCAATAAATATTACGCCTAAGTGATTTAGAGACTTGTCCAGAAAGTATGTTAAGATGATTCAAACCAGACTGGATTTGTTCAATTTTTGTACTCCGTGCCCTACTATCACCAAAAAACCAAAATATGTTCATCCGAAATGTCCGCACGGTCGTCGGCGCTCTACATGCAAGGAGTGCGGTGGTGCATCAATCTGCGAGCACGGTCGTCGGCGCTCTCAGTGCAAGGAGTGCGGTGGGGCATCAATCTGCGAGCACGGTCGTCTGCGCTCTCAGTGCAAGGAGTGCGGTGGGGCATCAATCTGCGAGCACGGTCGTCTGCGCTCTAGGTGCAAGGAGTGCGGTGGGGCATCAATCTGCGAGCACGGTCGTCATCGCTCTCAGTGCAAGGAGTGCGGTGGGTCACAGATATGCGAGCACGGTCGTCGGCGCTCTCAGTGCAAGGAGTGCGGTGGGGCATCAATCTGCGAGCACGGTCGTCAGCGCGATAAGTGCAAGGAGTGCGGTGGGTCACAAATCTGCGAGCACGGTCGTGTGCGCTCTAACTGCAAGGAGTGCGGTGGGTCAGGATTATGTGAGCACGGTCGTCCTCGCTCTCAGTGCAAGGAGTGCGGTGGGGGCTCAATCTGTGAGCACAGGAAGCGGCGCATTGAATGCAAGGAGTGTGGTGGGTCTCAAATCTGCGAGCATGAGAAGCGGCGACGACAATGTAGTATATGTGACCCATGTGGACACGCGATTTCTTTGAGACGAGTTAGACGATATCACGCCACAAAGGCTAAAAATCCTATAGGTGCATTGGAAGATCTTTGTATGACCTCAGAAGATTGGGTCAAGTATCTCCATAAACTTTTTGAAGATAGGTATGGTCGCCCAAAAACAGAAGATGATGAGGTTCAGATAGATGAAATCATTCCATGTCATGGATGGAATTTACCGGATGACAACAAATATTGCTGGCACTATCTGAACTCTCAATGGTTGATTGACAATACGAATCAGAATAAGGGTACCAAATATACAGAGGAGGATAAGCGCGCTATGATAGAACGAATCGATGAATGGTTTATCGTAAATCCTTATCCGCCGTGTAGTACGTCTTCCCCTTAGTGGCGAAGCTGTGCACCCTAGCATACCCCCACGCTTGTGGAGAAGCACCCGGACGATGCCCGGTTCTCCACGCAGCGAGTCCCCTATTGTAGATGGTCTTCACAGTCTTTAGAGGAATCTTAGTAGCCTTAGCAATTTCGGGTAGGGACCTAACCTCTGGTCCATACTTTTTCCTGAATTTTTGGGTGTAGGAGGAAGTCTTAGTCTTTTGTCCTTCGTCTGTCTTGAAGTTTGAGTAGTCTTTCCTGAGCATCTTCTTGTAGCGGGTCTCAACACTCATAGGAGTGGTGAGTCCCCTGAAATATTTGAGGGGTGCGTAGATCTTACCTTCAGATTTACGCAGCTCCCCAACCTTCTTGGTAATTTCAGCATCGGTGAGAGGCATCTTACTTATTACGACGTTATTTTTTACGATAGTACTATATTTATCGTAAAAAATAAAAGTGTTGCTATTATTTTATTTACCTAGAGGTTTTTGGGAATGGAACCTTTTCAGCTTCGAGTGCCTTTTTTACAGCAGTGGCACGAGAATCAATTGAACGCTGAGCAAGCTGAGTAGTAGTGAGACGAGAAGAGGACACATCTCCTACCACCACCTTTTTCTTATCCATGTGTATAATTAACATATAATATCTTTATACTGGATTACTTTTAACCGATTCGCGGTAAAGTGTGAATAGTGCAAATCCTAAAATGGGGTAGACCAATAATTGCGCTCCTTTAGATACACTTACCCACGCCTCCAATATTTTCTGTTCATCGCCTTTTAGCTGACTATTGAATTGTGTTAATTGTTTGATTAAATTTTGTAACGTGACAACCGCGAGTAGTATAGCGATAAGACTCAAGAGTATGAATGCTTTATTGTATAATGCATTACCCTTCACTCGATAGAATCTCGAAACACCGAGAAGACCTAATGATATAGACGTATAAAGGCCCACATTACGGAATGATGTGTTATAGAACATTAAACTATCTTTGAATGTTAGACTCATATACTGTATACGTAGAATTATTTTACATATTTTAAGAGTTGTTCGAGGCGCTCCTTTTCCTTCCTCATAAAAATAGTGAGTTGAGTCACTCGACCCTCTAAGGTCACTCGCCCATAGTGTTTCACTGATACAACATTTCTGACACGTACCATATCGACCCATGACATTTTAGAATCAGGTGTTTTACTGTGGTGAAGAGCTAAAACCGCTGCGTCTCGTTTTACATTTCTTGGTAGTTCATCACCATCGTAACATACGACGACATGAGCACCCGCGTACCCACTCGCATGTAACCACCAATGGTTTGGGTCACTTATATTCACGAGTATATCATTTTCTTTAGCTGTTTGACCTACCCGTATACTAATACCATCACCTGAAGTATATTCAATCATGAATATATTTAGTATTTGACCTTTAATCTATTTCAAGTTCGGCGTATTTATGTATCTCTTCTGCTGACAATTTGTATTGTTCAAATACGAGACTAATCCGTTTTTTGGGTGTTTTTGTGTACATCGATTCTACATAGTGGTACATGTCACCCCTAAACGTTACTTTACGTCCAGTTTTTGGTTTAGCGAATAGAATCTGAAACATGTCAACCACCCCGAATTTCAACATTCCTAGACGTCCTAATTTAAATACATCTGGAACTTCCACGTACACAACCGTGGTGCATAATGGTGTGACCCATCTACCGAAACTACGGATGTCTAATGTTACATCATAATGTGCATCTGCTGTTACATCGTCTTCAGCTTCAGTACACTTCGTGTTAATTACGAGTGGATTAAATAAAAATGCGTTTGCTTCTGGGTGTTTGATTTTTTTGTACACGTTATGAATAGGTCCAAAATCTAGGTTGTACAATTTTTTAATATTTTCTATATCATATTTTATACTCGCTTCCCTAAATGTTAATTTGAAACCATACGTACCCTTAAATTGTTCACCGAGCCTACTTTCAGCCAAAAGTTCATGGTTCTGAATATAGGAAGATAGTTCTGAACATTCCTCCTTTGTCAAAAAATCATCTTCGAATCGAATTGAGGGGAAATCTTTCGGTGTACGAGATTCTACCATGAAATAATCTGAAAGTCTATGGTGTTCTGTCTGGATATAGTATAATACACCGACGAGACACGCTATTATCAATACTACTGGTACGAACTTCTTCATAATTTATATGTATAAAAAAACAGCGTTAAAAAATATACAGGAATAATAATAAATATGAGTCTTCACATTATCATGGGTAATATGTTTTCTGGAAAAACTTCCGAACTCATTAGACGCCTTAAGAGACTAAAAGTTATTGGTAAGGATATCCTTGTTGTCAATTCAGCTAAAGATACTAGGTCTCCAGATGAAGTTTTGAAGACACATGATAATGTACAGTTTAATTGTCACAAATTATATGACCTGTATGACCTATTTGATTCAACTGAATTTGTAGTAGCTGATATCATCGCGATTGATGAAGGTCAATTTTTTCCAAAACTCAGAAAGTTTATTGAATATTGTCTCTTTGAAAATAAGATGGTAATTCTCACGGGACTCGATGGAGACTGTTTTCAAAGAAAGTTTGGTGAATTAATAGATTGTATACCTCTCGCGAGTGAGGTTACTAAGCTTTCAGCCCTGTGTATGAAATGTAACGATGGAACCCCCGGCCCGTTTACGAAACGTACAGTCGATAGTAAAAAACTGGAATTAATAGGTGGGAGTGACATGTACATAGCCGTGTGCCAGAAACATATTTAAGCACTCCGAGGCTTTTTCTTGGTCGGGGGTGACTTGGGAGAACGTTTCACCGGCCCTCGTTTCATTTTCACGATGAGAGGTTTAGGGAGATCGTTGGGGTATTTTTTAATGTTTTTAACCGTGGCAGGTGTACGAGATACGGGGCTATTACCATGTTCCTTCAACCATTTCGTCAACCCACGTATATTGTATACCGTTTTAACCTTCTTATCATTGGTACTCACATTCGTAATCAAAAAGGATCTTTTACTCGCGGGTATATTCTTTTTGTTTGCGTTCATAAAACTTTTATTATAAAATGTAGATACATTTACATTTTTTGGGTGTTTATTATTTGTTTTATTTTTGTTATTATTATTATTATTATTGTTGTTGTTGTTATTTCGCCTATTTCCAACGATTGGACTACCCATCTCGGGAAAGTTATTGTTGCTGATATTTCTGTTCATTTATTATACGGTAATAATATTTTTTCGACGATGACGACGGTAGTCTCACTGTCTGATATGCAGGAGTTCCACCGGGTAATTTCTTACAAAATATCTTACAATCACAGTTACATTTCGGGGAATATAATTGTTGTTTACTCGCGTAACATCTTATAGGTAAATTAATGTCTTTCGAAAGGAAACGAAATATACGATCTATGAGTATCATCGTAATATCTAATTGTATAAGATTTTTATAAAGCTTTACTCATTGCGAAGGATATGGATTTTTATTACTTCTCTGTCTAAAAATACTCTTCTTCCATCCAGCTGCCTCTAGTTGTTCTTTTGATGTAGCTTTAAGATCTTTAAAAGTGAAAACACCCGTTGTAGACAATTCTTGCCATTCATGTAATGATATCTTTGAATTTTTCAACTCTTCCGGTGTTTTCTCACGTTGTTCTAAAATCCTTTCGTCCAGGTTTTCATCAGCTGCTCTCATGAGGTAATATGCCATCGCAGTAATTTCTTTTTCGTTAAAGTGGTCATCGGCGCCATCATCTAAATAACTCTTAGAGAAAGAATCTTTTATGAGTACTCTCAACTCATCAAAATCTAAATCACCCCTGCCATCATTGTCAGCCTCTTTGAAACTTTTGGTAGCAACACACGCCTGTGTAGCGTACCGCGCAGCTTCACGTTGGACATCAAACGTCTCTAACATTGCACCCCTATATAATTCAGACTTGTCACCTAACCCAAATTTAGCAATGAAACCAACGAGTGTAGTAGCAAGTCCCAATAGAACAATACCAGATGTAAATTGCATGAGAATGAAAAGGTAATCTATTTTCCCGATTAAACCAGTTTGCTGTATATCAAATAAAATACCGTACCTATAAAAATCATAATACATACCATTTGGTTGTCCACTTGTCAGATTAATTGGGTTGTCTATGTCAAATGCTGCACCACCACCCTCTTGGCTATACAATATTTCGTCTCCTTTTGAGAACCAACCGATTTTGGGGGATACTGTCACGACAGCGTACACATCTTCACCCCCCATATTTGTATGTATTTGTCGGTCAAGGTGGAAGTTGTGATACTTGACCTCTATATTCAACCGCAACCCACTGGTTCTCACGTATGGATACTTTTCACTGTCTTCTCCGGCACCATTGAAACCCGTAATATCTAAACCGTCCACTCCCTGTTCATTGAATGGTTTGTCGAGTTCAATTCCGGTAATGTTTAGCCACTCGGACACTTTCAGACGAATTGCATCACCCCTTTCAAACGTGTATAGATTATCATCAAACCCATCTCTCCTAACATACGTAAGTGGTTTTGCCCCAGATTCTATACGAGAATCGAAATAATGATTGAATGCGAAATAACTTTCTTCTATACCGGGTGCTAAAAAGTTTGTAGATTTTGAATGTTCACACCTCCCCATAACTTCTACCGCGTCTCCAAGACCATTTGAGTCGGAGATACACCCAATAGCGGGTTTATCGTATCTTTGTTTTATTGTTTCGGATATATGTGTCGTAAAAAACATCACATTACCTGAGGGTAGCTTTGAGATTAACTCAGCTCCCGTATAGAACGCACATACTGGTGCGCTATAGTACCAATCATCTGAGTATTTAAACTGGTAATTTGCGAGAGTATCGCAGAAAGATGCACCACCCTGGTATATAGCAGTTTGGGTAGACGTATACTCGGTCGAGGCCAAACCCCAAGCACTCGCAACCCCTGTTGGAACTTCGGTGACGATGTACGTCTTTCCGGCAAATAATGAATAGATAACCCAAATTACAATACCAATACTGAAAAAATTATGCAATGCAGCCAATCTCCAATCACGTATAACTACAGCCTTATTGGCGGTAAACGATAGATTGACGATATTACTACGCATCCATTTCCAAATTGGATTCATGTGAGCTGGGGTATAAGTCATATAATAAGTTAGGTTATTTTTACAAAGTGGAAAACACTTTGTAAAAGTAAAAAAACTTTCCCAACCGGGTTCGAACCGATGACCTTGCGATTAACAGTCGCACGCTCTGCCAACTGAGCTATGGGAAAAAAACGACAATTGTACTATCAATATACGGTACGTATGTCCTCTCTACCTGAATCGAACAGGTGACAAATGGAACTACAGTCCATTGCTCTACCAACTGAGCTAAGAGAGGACCAACAAGCTCCCACCAAGACTTGAACTTGGGGTGGTGGATTCAAAGTCCACAGTGTTAACCAACTACACCATAAGAGCACTCGATGTGAGGGAGCCCCCAACCGCGTGGAGACCCCCTTTGTTATATAGTATACGGGACACTTCTTTAAGTACATTAAGTTTTGGAAATGTGGTAAGCGTCATCTTTTTGTTCGTAAATACCATCAAGTACACCCAAATGTAATCCCCTGTCAATCGCGGATTCTACGTCGTAATTGTATTTCTCAGCCAGTACTTTTTTGATATATTCACGCGTCGGTTTCTCGTCATTCAAGACCGCGTATCTACAGGCCTTCTCTATCAAATCCCACGGGGGTCGTATAGTAGTCGTTGTCCTGGCCATGAGTATATGTCCCATGAAATCTTTATGTCGTGTATATATAGATGAAAGTGATTCTTCGTAATAGTCCGAAAAAGGATAAAAAATATAGGGTCACGTTCGACGATGGAAAGTATGTAGATTTCGGAGGTAAAGGCTATTCGGATTTTACAATTCACGGGGATCCCGAACGTATGCGTAGATACGTGGCGAGGCATTCGCGTATGGGTGAGACCTGGACCAAATCTGGTATGCGTACAGCTGGGTTTTGGTCGAGGTGGCTCCTTTGGAGTCGCCCTTCAATGCCGGAAGCTAAAAAATACATGACTAAACGGTATGGAATTCGTTTCATTTAAAAGAAGTTATCCGTCCTATACATCTTCACGTCATACGGAGAAGAACTACCCATAACAGAAACCTGGTCACTGTTGTACAGTTCTTGACACCCTATATCGTCCATAC